GTGACTTATTAACACAAACCGTAAACTTTTTCAATGATATTGTCAAACCATTAGCAGAAATGGGTGATTCATTTGAAGAATTAAAAGATTTAGTAGATCCGCATTCATGGAAACAATTGAATGATTTGATTCAAGTATTAGAAAAAATATTTATTCCATTGCAAGATAATGTAGCTAGTACAGAAATAAGTTACAAAAGCGGTTGGTCACAAATGCATAAAGGTTGGGAATTAATTCATAATATTTTATGGAAATCTGACTTAGATGTGGATATACGAGATACGCGATTAACAATAAAAACCGGAAGTCAAACTTTATCATATTGGATAACATCCGACGATTTTGAAAAAATACAACAAAATTCCGGAGATGGCAACGAGGTTTCTATTAAAATAGGACAACAAATTACCAATGAAACAAATAATGCAGCAATTTGGTTTAATAAATTAAAACATAATGAATTAATTAAAAATCCAAATTACATGATACAATTATTAAATACTACAAAAAATAAATTCTTTGACGGAATCTTAGGATTAATTGCATATGATGTTAATAATCCAGGTATTCCACTTGTAACAGCTGCAACGGATTGGTCTATTATAGGATTATCTCAAGGAATGTGGGTATTTGGATTAAAATCAGTATATCCTAAATATGAATTTATACACCAACAAACGTAAGGATGAAGAATAGTGAAAACTCAATTACTTTGCACTTTTGCACATAAGTCAGATTTAAACATAGTAGTAGATTACATACAGCAAAGTTACATAATACCAGAACAACGAATATTTGTATTTTCAAATGCAGAAGCAGCGGACAATTTGTATTGCACATATAATGCAGATGCAGGAACACAACGAGGACAGAATACAATAAGTATTCATCGCAAAAAAGAAACCAATACATTGTATACGGTAAATGCACTTAATGAAATTATTCGCGTAGTAAATAACGGCGTACTAGATAAAACATACATGTTAAATTGGGCAATGTATGAAAATTCTTTTATTCTAACAGACGAAGGCGGATATCGTATAATTCCACTAGTTTTCTTCAAGAAAATCTCATGGCGTTGATATTTATTTATATAAAAAACTTAACAATTAACTTTGATTTACCCCATTAATTATCTATATTATAATTAATATTTTATTTTATTAACCACTTAAAACAAGGATTTAAACAATGGCTTTAAATTTAGACGCTATCAAAGCGAAACTTAATCAGTTAAACAAATCTGATGACAAAAAACAAAATTTGTGGAAACCTGAAGCAGGTAAAACGCGAGTAAGAATTGTACCTTACGTTCATCGCAAAGACAATCCATTCCTAGAATTGTATTTTCATTATGACATCGGAAAGAAGTCTATGCTTTCTCCAATCACATTTGGTAATGCAGATCCAATTGTTGAATTTGCAGACAAACTTAAAAAGACTGGCGATAAAGATGAATGGCTAATGGGTCGTAAAATTGAACCTAAGATGCGTACTTATGTTCCCGTTATTATCCGCGGTAAAGAATCTGAAGGAGTTAAGTTTTGGGGATTTGGTAAAACAATTTACACAGAACTATTATCAATCATTTCAGATCCAGATTATGGTGATATTACAGACTTAATTAATGGTCGTGATATTGACGTAGAATTTACTCCGGCAGAAGGTGGAGCATTTCCTAAAACAGCAATTCGTGTTAAGCCTAATACACAAGCGGCAACAGAAGACAAAGAAATTGCACAAAAGATCATGAATCAGCCACAGATTACTGATTTATTTCCAGAACCAACTTATGAAGAATTAGAAAAAGCATTAGCTGAATGGATGAATCCAGAAAATGCAGATTCTGATGTTGAAGAAGAGGAAGAGGCAGAAACAGTAGCACCTGCTCCAACTAAAGCAGCAAAACCAGCAGCAACTAAACAAACAGATGTAGCATCTGCATTTGATGATCTATTCAATTCTTAAGAAGGAGTTATAAATGGCAAAAAGTAAAAGTAAACTGGAAATCGAGGACAGCTTAGCAAACACCCTTGCAGAATCAATCAACAAACAATTCAAAGGGCAATCGCTAAAAACTGCTTTCTTTTTAGCCGGCGATGATGATTCTCCTAGCAACGTTAAAGAATGGATTTCATCTGGGTGTGATTCATTAGATCTAGCAATATCTAATAGACCACACGGAGGTTTTCCGGTAGGAAGAATAACTGAGATAACTGGACTTGAAGCATCAGGTAAATCTTTATTAGCATCACATACCTTAGCAGAAACACAAAAGAAAGGCGGATTAGCTGTATATATTGATACAGAAGCTGCAACTAGTAGTGAATTTTTACAAGCTATTGGTGTTGATTTAAAAACCATGTTGTATGTTCCGTTAGAAACAGTTGAAGAAATATTCGAAACAATTGAGACCATAGTTGAACAAGTCCGAAAGTCAGACAAAGATCGTTTAGTTACAATCATTGTAGATTCAATAATGGGTGCGTCAACTAAAATTGAAATGTCTGCCGAATATGACAAAGATGGCTATGCAACATCAAAATCAATCATCTTATCAAAAGCAATGCGTAAAGTTACCAATTGGATTGCTAGAGAAAGAATTTGTCTCATATTTACCAATCAGTTACGTACCAAAATGGGTGTATCATTTGGTGATCAATGGACAACTGCAGGTGGTAAAGCAATTCCATTCCACGCATCAGTTAGACTTCGTTTGAAAAATACGGGTATGATCAAAGCTAAAATTAATGGCGTTGAACAAGTTGTAGGAAGTAAAACAGAAGTTCAAGTTGTTAAGAATCGTATGGGCCCTCCTCATAGAAAAGTTAATTATGAAATCTATTATGATTCTGGAATTGACAATTATGGAGGTTGGTTAGAAACAATGAAAAAGTTTGATTTAGTTAAACAATCCGGAGCACATTATACATTAGACGATGTTGACATTACAACGGGTGAAAGTTTTGGAGAAATTAAATTTCAATCCAAAAACTTTATTGACAAAGTTATTTCTAACGCAGAAGTAAAAGAAAGGTTATATCAAAGAATTTGCGATGCTTATATTTTCAAATACCAAGCAGGTATCGACGGCGGTATTGATGATGTAATAATCACTGACGAAGTTTATGATGAAGAATAAGTATCAAGAATTATTTAAACAGTTACAACAAGAAAAGAGTTCTAATCCGTCTGCTCCCAATGATCATCTCATGGTAGTGGACGGGTTGAACACCTTTATTAGAAGTTTCGGAGCAACGCCAGCATATAATGAAGACGGTGACCATATTGGTGGTATTACTGGATTTTTATATTCTATAGGCAAAATTGTTAGAGATTTCAAACCAAGCAGATTGATAATTGTATTTGATGGCAAAGGTGGTAATGCCCGCCGCAGAAAGATTTATGGAGATTATAAAGGTAATCGAGCCAATAAGACTAAACTGCGTCGACATGATCATCATGACACTTCAATTGAAGAAGAACAAGAATCAATGCGACATCAGTTTAGCAGATTAGTTTCATACTTAGATTGCCTACCGGTTACATTTATGGCAATTGATGGAATTGAAGCAGATGATGCAATTGCATACATAGCTCAAATGTATGAAACAGAATGCAAAAAGATTACCGTAGTTTCAACGGATAGAGACTTTTACCAATTAGTTGATGACCGAATTCAAGTATGGTCTCCTATCAAAAAGAAAATGTACGATACGGATGCAGTAATGGAAGAATTTGGAATACATCCTGCTAACATGGTTGTGTATCGTTCATTTACGGGAGATGCATCAGATAATATTCCTGGTGTTAATGGTATAGGCCCAAAGACTATTTTAAAACTAATTCCAGAATTATCACAACCAGAAGAATTTACAGTTGATGCTTTGATTGAAAAAAGCAAATCAAGTTTAAAAGAATCTAAGTCATATCAAAAAATATTGGATAATGAACGAGTATTACATCAAAACTATCAACTAATGAATATCAAATTACTAGATATTCCAGCACAAACTGCTAGCAAGATTCGAGGCATAATGGAACAGCCTATAACTGAATTGAATCGAGCAGAATTTCAACGTCTTTTTTATGAAGACAAAATGTGGGCAATAATGAAAAATTTACCAGACTGGTTAAACAATACTTGGTTATCATTAAACGCTTTCGCAAAACAAACACAAAAATAATTTGATTTTAACATTGTTTTTATTATAATGGTTATATGACAGATAAATTATCGGAATACGGTTACGGATTTCAAGTAAAAACAATAGCAGCATTATTTACCGACCGAGCATTCTTACAACAAATTGCAGATATCATTCAACCTGATTATTTTGAATCAGATGCAAACAGTTGGTTGTTAGAAATAACATTGCAACATTTTCAAGAATATAAATGCCCGCCGTCAAAAGATGTACTTAAAGTTAAGATTACAGAGATTGATAATGACATTTTAAAAACTGCAGTATTAGAACAACTTAAAGAAGTGTTTCGATACATGGAGTCAGATGATCTTTCATTTGTAAAAGATGAAATCTTAAGATTTTGTAAGAATCAAGAAATCAAACGAGCTATTATGGATTCGGTAGGCTTACTCAAAATGGGTAATTACGATGAAATAAAGAATAAGATTGATGGTGCAATGAAAGCGGGTGCTGATACGGATATTGGATTAGAATACAAGCTAAACATTGCAGCTCGGTATGCTGAAGCATCTCGTCATACTATTACAACTGGGTGGGATGTTATAGATGATTTAATGGACGGCGGTTTAGCTCCGGGAGAATTAGGAGTAGTGATGGCTCCTGCAGGTATTGGTAAATCATGGATGTTGATTAATATTGGAGCTAATGCTGTAAAAGCAGGAAAGACTGTAATTCATTATACATTGGAGCTCAATGAAAATTATGTAGGTCAACGCTATGACTCCGTTATAACAGGTATCAATGCACAAACTCTTAAGAATCATCAGGATACCGTTGAAGAAAAAATGAAAACGATCCGAGGTGAATTGATTATAAAGTATTATCCAACTAAGTCAGTAGGAGTAATGGGATTGAAAGCTCATTTAGAAAAAACTATAATGTTAGGAAATGCTCCAGATTTAGTTATAGTCGATTATGGTGACTTATTAAAGATTAATACGAAAAAAGATAAACATGAAGCTCTTGAAGAACTTTACGAAGAATTACGGGGAATGGCAGGAGAATACAATATTCCCGTTTGGACAGCATCTCAGGCAGGTAGGTCAGCATTGGAAGAAGATGTTATTGAGGCAGATAAAATTGCTTCCTCATATGGAAAAGTAATGGTTGCTGATTTTTTAATGTCACTTTCTAGAAAAGTAGAAGATAAGATGTCAGGTACAGGTAGAGGGCATGTTATTAAGAATCGTTTCGGTCCAGATGGTATTACTTTGCCAAGTAAAATCAATACAAATAATGGACAATTTCAATTCTTTGAACCACAAACAGCTCAAGGTAAACAAACCACGCAAGTTATGAAAAGTGGTGAAAACATTTTGAAACAAAATTTAGCACAAAAGTTCAAAGATTTGGGCGGAACATTAGGATAAAAACATATTTATATAAAATTAGGCACGGATTCAATTCCGGCCTTTTTTTATCTAAAAAAATTTAAGTTAATATTAAACAAGGAGATTACGAACAATGGAGATTTCAAACAAAATTTTGAGTGAAATTACGGTATACATGAAGTATGCCAAGTACATTCCTGAGCTCAACCGACGAGAGACTTGGGAAGAATTAGTTACAAGAAACAAAGAAATGCATCAGAAAAAGTACCCGATGTTATACCCGGAAATTGAAAATGCATATCAATATGTTTATGATAAAAAAGTATTGCCTTCAATGCGCAGTTTACAATTTGGCGGAAAGCCAATTGAAATCTCCCCTAACCGAATTTATAACTGTGCTTATTTGCCAATTGATGATTATAGAGCATTTGGTGAAGCAATGTTTTTATTATTAGGCGGTACTGGTGTAGGCTATTCAGTTCAAA